CCGACCCGGCCCGGCCCATCCCGCCGCTCATTCCACCGCTCTCCGTGCGGGTGTACTGGCTCTGGTAGACAGCCAGGCGGTAGGCGGTATCGCCGCAGTCGGGGCACTTAATCTTCGCGGTTTCGTAGCTCTCACGCGATTCCGTGGTGTGTCCCAGTCGGCACGAGTAGTCATAAAAGGGCATGGGTTACTCCGCCGTAGCAGTTATGTAGGGGCTCGTGGCGAGCCAGGTGATAACCAGCGTGTCGGTATTGTCGGCCACGCCCTCAACGCCGCCCACACCGCCACGGTCGAACCAGTAGCGTGGCAGGACAGCGGCGGTGCCAGGTGAGATCGCCCGCCCCGTTTGGACAGAAAGCGGTATCGCCTCTATCAGCGTCGTGGGGGTAGTGAGGGTGCCTGTGACGTTGAAGCGGACAAAGAACAAGCTGTTTGACCCGTTCACACTGGTCTTCGCCCAGTCCGTCGGAAGCGTCCAAGTCAGGCTATTGTCGATAGCCAGCGTGGCACCACCAGATGCTGTACCGTCCGTCTCCGTCAACCCCGTCCATGTTGTGCCATCCCAATATGTCGCGGCGAGGACTGACGCGACAGCGTTAGCGCTACCGACATTGAGGTAGACGCCTCTGAACATCGTGTCGCATCCGAAATAAACGAAATCGACGGTCGCCTCCATCGCACTCAGGGTAAGAACATCAGCAGTGAGACGGGATGTGAGATTGGCCGTCCCATTCGTGTATGTCCCTGCCGAGTTGTCGAAAAATTGGCAGTTCATCAGCAGCGGGCAAAACTGCCAGGTCGGAGTAGACGCCCCGGTGCCGTAGAGTTCGATGCCGCCCGCCGCTCGTGGGGCGTTCACGGCGCGGGTGAGGTTCCCCGTGGCGAAGGTTATCGTCTCCTGGACGACATGGTTAATCTTGGTGCCCGTCGAATCTCTTGTGCTCATTCAAGCTCTCCTTCGGCTACGAATGAATAGGTACAGCCCGCATCCGCATACCTGTGCAGTTCGTCAATATCGGCCTGCGAACTAGGCCAGGTCTTGCACACCTCCGGTCTCGTCTCGTAGATGCCACATTTCGTACCCTGGAGAGCGGAGCAGGGCTTAGGGATGTAGGCCCAACACACCCCGCCCCGCATCTCCAATCTCACTCCATGCAACTCTACCCAGCGTTTTACGTCTTCTTGCTCGTGGTACTGCGGGTTGACCTGGAGGATGAGGAACTGGCAGCAGGCGGCACAGTTTTCCTTACAGAAGCCTGTCCTTTGCATCCCTCTACATGTCCTCCAAACATCACTTGGCCTTGGCCGAGGTCAAAGCGTGGGCAACCGCACTTCGCGGGCTCAATCTCTCTCATTACGACCTCGCAGCACGGTCCTGCCAGACCGCCCAGTAGTCAATGTCCACCGTTCTGGCGGCAGGAGTTGTTACCGGCTCGATGAAGAACCGTGGGTGAATGAGAGTCCCGCCTTCAGTCTGGTTCGCCAGCGCCGCGCCATGCTGCGCCGTTTCCAAGACAGCACCGTTGTTGTCCATGACGATGCAACTTGCAGCGTTCCCCGCCAACTGGACGCGCACAATCATGTACGTGGCGTTGGTCGGAGTGCGGGTGCCCAGGTTGGTCTTGGTGGTGTTCATGTTGGCGGTGGAGCCGTCCGTGATGAACGCCATCGTGGTCAGGGTCTGGCCGGTATCCATCCCCACTAGCGCCACGTCGGCGGCGCCGTTGGTGATGGTGGGCGTGTCGATGTCGTTGATGGCCGAGTTGGAGGCCGCTGTCTCATTAGTCAGCGGGTCCATGAACCCCGTCTCAAACTGGAGAAGGGTGACGTTATCAATCTTGAAGCAAATCTCCATGCCACAGTTGTTGTCACCGGCCCAGATGTCGTCGCCCCTAAGAGCAACCCAGTCGGTTGCGGTGCCGCTCGTGACGCCCTGACAGACGCCGTTCAGGAGCTGCGTTGCGGGCGGGTCGAAGTTCGTCCCGTTGATGCCCGAAACCGTCCACAGGTGCGTGTTGAGAGCAGCCCCGGTGAAGTCATCCTCCACGAAGGTTACGTCGCGCCACGCCTGCGGGTAGAGGAATTGGGCCAGCGCGGACTCGGAGGGGCCGAATCTCGAAAGGTGTGCGAACCCGCCGGGAAGAGGCAGGTTGCCGTAGGTGTCACCGTGAGGCATTGTCTACTCCTTTCAGTAGTCTACGGACTCGCCGTAGTCAGTGCCTTACGTTCGTTTTTCTGATTGCGGCGGCGAGCGCCGCGCCCGTTATTCTCAAACCTCTGCCGTATCTCTTCCCCCTTTCCTTCTGGTAGCCTACCCATGCTTTCAGGCGTTTCTTTCAGTCCTTCACACTCAATCCTCCAGTAACGACCGCTTCTCTCAACGGTCAGCGCTTGGGGCTGGAGGATGTCCTGCGCCATATCTTCAAGGCGGTGGGCGTACTGGCCGAGATGCCCCAGCCGGATCGCGGGATTGATATACGACGTGAACCCCAAGTCTTTCGCCCTCTGAGAGAAGGCGTAGTCTTCAGACAGGAGAATCTTCCCCATATCTTCGGGGCCAGTGTCATAAATCATCGTCTGGTAGAAGGGCCAGAACGCCCTATCCCCATCTTTCCCGTGGAGAAGGGGCATCGTCTCCGCCATCTTCTCAAAAACCCGGCGGTGAACAGCCAAACAGCCAGTAGCGACCCATTTCACTGGCACGGGCGTTGGATCGTGGGCAAACGTCACCTTCACGCCTTCCTCAAAGAACGTGGCTGGAAACGTTCGCGCCACCGAGCGGCAGATATAGACCCCTCCCACGATGTCGTACTTGCGGGTCTGCTCGCACATCTGGTCGATGGCTTCCTTCTTGAACTCAATGATGTCCGAGTCCAGAGAAAGGTGGACTTCAGCGTCGGTCTTCCGCAGGAAATAGCTCGCCGACATCCCCCGCGCCCGTTCAATCAGAGCGTCCCCGACCTGCGGGAAGTACCCGTAGTGCGGGTCAACCAGAAGTTGCAGCAACGACTTGAGATGCAGCGGGTCAACCGACCGCCAGACCGCCGAGCCGACATACACCTTCGGGGCGTTAGCCAACGACCTCAACCTTCAGCGGCTTGTGGGCAGTCATCTTGTGCATCCTCCTCGCCTTCACCGGGTCTTTGCCCTCGGTTGGCGTCCAGTCGCAATCAGGGCACTGGGCCTCGGTATCACCGTCGCCAAACTCAACAACCTGGGCGACAGCCCCCTCACCGGAATAGATAGCGTCGAAGTCTATGCCCTTTTTCTCGCCAAACTTCATAAGCGAAGCCCTGTCCCATGAATGGGTAATCCGTAGATGGTTGCCCAGCGGCAGGATGCCGCCGCTGCCGTTGATGGAAACGAACGGCAGGTGGTCGCATTCGGGGCATCGGTACTCCACTACCCTCTGACCCCCAATCTGGGGGAAAGTCACGCCCAGCACTGGCGGCTCTCTGTACCAGCGTAGGGTCAGCACCTGGTCAGCGGGGAACTCCAGCGGGCCGTCTGGGTGGTTAAGGATAGTCGCCCACTTGTTCTCTTCGCCCACGGGGATGAAGCCGTACTTATACAAGGGCTCGAACCCGCGCAACTGCATGTTCTGGACACGTCCAGCGTTGGAGCCGCCGGTGACAATCCAGCCCACCTGCTGCCCCGTTCGCGGGCGGCGGTAGTACATGTGGCGCTCATACTTGGTGGAGCCGCGCACCTGCGGCGTGACTGATTGCGGGTCCGACATAAAGCCTCCTAGACTAGAACTGCTCCGGTTGATTCCTCTTGCTTACCCCGTGTTGCTAGGAATTGACCCCTGACAAGAAAGACGACCCCATGCCTCCAGTCTTTGTCGTCCAGCAGCACGTTCTGGTTCAACCTGCGCGGGCCGCGCTCAAGGTCATGCCGCCAAGCGCCCCTGGCGGCTGAACCCCAATGGCCGGCGGGGACAAAGGGATTATCTTCCTCAAAGTTCACTAAAGAAGCCCCCCGCGACATATCACCCCGTTCCCTGAACGGCCCCCACAACTCCAACTCGGTCGCTTCCTGCAACGACTCATACCCCTGACTCCGCATGTGGCGGATAAAGGTCCTGGCTTGAGACAGAGCCAACTTCTTCATCGCATCATAGGGATAGAGTTCCAGCATCTTGCCTATGCGGACACCCCTGTAGCGCCCGCTGCCAGCCCGCTGGCAGCGGAGGACAAGTTCGGGGTCAACAGGGAACTTACCCGTGAGCGTCGCCGGATGGTAGAGCTTCGCGCTTTCGGCGTCGATATGGATGGCGGGCAGGCCGCCCGCATCGAACTCGTCCACGATCCGCTCTACCATCCGGCTAATACCTACGTTCCGCGAACTCCGACGTTGAACCTGTCGTCGGGCGAGGTGGATGCGAGCGTCTTGGGAAGAATCGTCCGCTCCACGAAGTTGTAGATGGTGTCCACAAGAACGCCCCAGCCGATGTTCAGCAGGTCGTAGTGGACGTGGATGGTGGGCTTCCTCTGCATGACAAGCGCGACGCCCTTCTTGTGGCAGAACCACGAGTAGGACTGACCCGCCGTGCCAGGGTTGGTGCTCGCCAGCGAGGAGACGTGCGGGGTTGCCCCATAGACCGTTCCCTTGATGCGTCCGCTGCCGATAGCCCCCGCCGTGGTGTAGTCGGCGCTGGTGAACACGGCCTGCTTGAGCATCGAGGCGTGAGTGCCAGGGCTCATCCAGAAGAAACGCTCGGACTCTGGCACGTCGCCGTCATCGAGGTACTGGACGGCGCGGATCAGGTTGTCCGACGTGGGCTCAACGCCAAGCGAGCCGACAAGCTGCGAGAAGTTGTCGGGCAGGGAGTTGAGCCCGGAGGTCACGTCTCCCTCCACCGTAGCCATCAGGGAGTAGGTGGACTTGTTGGTGTAGGTCTCCCGGACGGAGAATTTCGACTGCACCTCCGAGATGTCTTCAACCAGGAAGCCGACATATGCCTGAAGGTTGACCACGATGTTCTGCAACGTCTCGGTGACGTTGGAGTAAGTCCCGGCTACGTCGGCAGTCTTGAACCGGACTGCCGGGTTGGCGGCGTTCGGAATCTCAATCGTGTCGCCGATGGAGAGCTGGTCCTCATACTGCCGGTCAACGAGGTCTGAGAGTCCTGTCCACGCCTGGGAAGCGTCGGATA